AAACTTGCAATCTGACAGTTCAATTAATTTTAGAAAACGCCCAACTTGCCGTATCAGGAATTTACCAGATTGAAGATGATGGTGTCGTTAATCCCGACAACATATCTTTAGTACCTGGCACTCTCATTCCGATAGCACCCGGCAGTAGGGGGTTGTTGCCGATTGAAGCTGCTGGTCGATTTGATGTAGCTCAATTAGTATTGGAAGATATGAGAGGCAACATCAAAAAAGCTCTTTATATGGAAACTTTGGGCAGACCTGAAGGCACTCCTATGACTGCGACTGAAGTAGCTGAACGAATGGCTGATCTTTCTAGGCAGATTGGATCGTCTTTTGGAAGATTACAGGCAGAATTTGTTCTTCCTACATTAAGAAGGGTAATTAGAATCCTAGTGAAACAAGGCAGAATTGAGATGCCCCTTGTTAATGGCAGAGAAGTGAAGGTACAAGCCGTTTCTCCTCTATCAAGAGCGCAATTCAATCAGGATATTACAGATATTAATAGATTTAATGAAATTATAGGTACAACTTTTGGTCCACAAATGCTAAACTTGATCGTTAATCAGGAAGAATTAGCTAGACATCTAGCTAAATTAATGAATATTCCTGAAAAACTATTAAGAGATAAGGCAGAACAGCAACAGATGGCAGATGAAATAGCACAAATGGCACAAGCTGGCCAAATGAACGGACAAGAAGTTGCCCAGCAATAAAGAAAAGACAACATATCGGTCTATTGATGGATTTGTGCGTTCCCCTGATGATGAAAGAAGATTAAATCACGCTGTAACTTCTGTGTTTAAAGGTGATGAAGGAAGATTGGTTCTTAACTATCTGAAAAGCATATCAATAAACGCTGTGAGTGGTCCTGAAATTGGGGCTAACCAATTATTCCACAAAGAAGGAATGAGATTCTTGGTAGCCATAATTGAGGACAGGATAACCAAACACAACAAGGAGAATAAAAGTGGCTGACGAAGAAACTGTTTCACAAGAAACGCAAACACCACAAAGACCAGAATACATCCCAGAAAAATTTTGGGATACGAATAAAGGAGAGCCTAATGTAGAGGCAATGGCTTCCTCCTACAACTCCCTTGAACGAAAATTTGGACAACGAACGGAAGATTTATCAAAATCAATCCGTGAGGATATGGAAAAGGAACGAATAACAAATGCTCCTGAAAAGTATGAAGTTAATCTGCCTTCTGACATACCCGAAGATGTTGAAGTCAATATCGATCAAGACCAACCCTTGCTCCAATGGTGGCAAGGATTCGCCAAAGAAAAAGGATTAAATCAAGGCGAATTTAATAAAGGAATAGATGCTTTCATTAAAAGTGAATTATCTTCTATGCCTGATCCTAATGAAGAAATGCGTAAGTTGGGCGACAACTCCAAAGAAAGAGTTGAAGCTGCTGACATATGGGCTAAAAAATACCTTACAACAGGAGCTTACGATCAACTGAAAGGTATTGTTCAAACTTCAGAAGGAATTAAGGCAGTAGAGGAGATTATGTCTTTAAACAAGTCTGCTCCCATACCGAAGGATTCTGCAATAGATCACGAACCAGATGAAATGGACTTGCGTTCTATGATGAAGGACCCTCGTTATTGGGACCCGAATGAAAAAGATGATTCTTACATAAGGAAAGTAACTGACCTTTATGCCAAAAAATATAAAGATAAGTAAAATCAAAGTTGGATACCAAGATATTTCTCTTGGTATCCAATCTACAAGTTTCCAAAGCCCCAACGATTCCTACGGAGAGTTTGATCACAGGAAAAATACAATCAACATTGTCGAAAACTTAAGTGATTTAGACTATTGTTGCACCCTTTTGCACGAAATTATCCACGCAATAGTCTATTACTATGGACTGACAGCGACTGGACAGCCATTGGATAACGATAACAAGGAAGAAGTTGCCGTCAATAACATCAGTAATGGTCTGACTGCTGTTCTTAAGGACAATCCCCTTGTTCTTGATGAAATAAAGAAAAGACTAAATAATGTGCGTTGAATTTCAAGCCTAATACAACATATAGATTTCCTCATAGCCTTTAAAGAAACTCAATAAGCCCGTGAGGGACAACTTATCTGATTCTTATAAAGATAACTGGTATGAACTTTAAAGGAGATTTTAATGAGTTCGACTATTAACAATGCCTTTATCACTCAGTTTGAGGCTGAAGTGCATATGGCATATCAACGGATGGGATCAAAACTTAAGAACCTTGTTCGTGTAGTTAATGGTGTATCAGGAGAATCGGTTAAGTTTCAAAAAGTTGGTACAGGCTCTGCCTCAACGAAAGCAAGACACGCTGAAGTTGTGGCTATGAATATTAGCCATACCAATGTAACTGCGACATTAGCTGACTACTATGCATCTGACTATGTAGACAAGCTCGACGAGTTAAAGATCAACATTGACGAAAGATCAGTGATTGCAAACAACGCTGCTTATGCTCTTGGTAGAAAGACGGATGACATTGTATTAACTGCAATGGCTTCTGCTACAACTCTAGCAAATAATGCTGGAGCTTCTGGTGGTTCACCAGCTACCGATATGAACATAGACAAGTTCAAAGAAATGCAAGA